CCTGTGCCACCGTACTTGCCGTTGATGATCGACATATACTTCTGGAGTAGATCAAGGTTGGTGTTCTGGCCTTCGGTGTAGGCAGCCTTGTTGGCGTCGAGGTTCGCTTGGTCGTTGGTCTGATAAAGGTTGCCTGCACCAGTAAGCTGGTCGAAGTTATTGCCGTTGGCTTGTTGGGCTGCCGTGAGGGAACCCACGCCTTGACCGTACGCCGTACCAAGTTGCTGGTTGACGCTGCCACGGAGGGCTTGCTGTGTGTTGTACTGGGATTGAGCCGTACTGAGGCCCGTGTTGAACAGGTTGCTACGGATGCTCGAGGAAATGTCAGCGAGGCGGTCCGAGGCACCACGCTCTGCGATACCTTGGGCAACCCCGGTACGCGTGGAGTTCGTGTTACCACTACCAGCAGCCGCGAGATTCAGTGCCGGCAGTTGGTTTTCATTGAGGTTTCGTACGGTATCCCTAGAGGCCGCATCGATCATCGAGTCAGCGTAGGGACTGTTGGCGTACTGGTTGGCCGTATTCAGGAAATTCTGAGTCTGGTCCGTACCAGCTTGGTCAAATACCGACTGTGCGTTATTTCCGAACTGCTGACCGAAGCCAAGCATTGAGCTACCGCTGCCATACAGACCATTGGCGATGTTCTGACCTTGGTTCCCTGCGAACGCTGCGGTACTGTTGGCACCTTGAGTGGTGTACGGATTGAGACCAGCTACGCGCGGGCCTGTGTAGGCGCCCGTGGTGGCATCATTCAGGAAGCCTTGGGCCTTATCGTACCCTTGGGTGATGTAAGGCTGCGCCTTGGACCACGGGGAATTGACATCTGCTTGCTGCTGTTGAGCACCCTTGGCCGAACTATCGTCTCCGAAGATGCTCCCTACTGCACCAATCGCTGCGGAGCCGAGGCTTGCCGTGATCGGATCAATGCCGTACTTACGGCCAATCCCCGGAGCAAGGGAAGGCACGAGCATCCTGAGGATTGCTTTGAACATTAGAGTAATACCTTGGTGTAGACAGCCCCACTCTTCCGGTAGCGCAGGCGCTTGAAGACGGAACCACGGTCCAGGTTGTCCTGAGTGCTGACGACAGCCTTCTTCACCCCTGCTTCACGCATGCGAGCTTCGGCATAGCGGAACAGGTGAACCCCAAGCCAGCCTTGGCGGTACTCGGGGAGGATGAAGTAGGAGTCGTTGAAGCAAAACAGGGAGGACGCGTGATGCGGGTGACGGCTGAGTAGATTCTTGCTATACCCTATGAGCTTCCCGTTATCTCGCACCGTGACAAACAGGAGGATTCCTGAGGTCTCAGCAGCAAGGTAAAAGGCCTCGTTGAGGAAGAAGGGGATTTCAGCTTGGTCGTAGGCTATCTCTGAGTAGTGTTGCTCCCACAGGGGGCGCATCTCTTCGACGGCTTCACTCCACTTCTCAACTTGGTAGCTAATCATAGGGGTGTTACTCTCTAATTAAGGTACGTGTACGCCGATCTGCTCAAGTGCAGCCGTGATCGAGGCGAGCGTCCGTTCCAGTTTCTTCAGTTCCTCAGTGAGAAAGAGGGACTGCGACTGGGGTAGTTGTGGGATGCTCGCGCGTACGTATTTTTCTAAGGGGATCGTGTAGTTCATCGGCGGCTCAAGGTCTTGACGTCAAAGTCCATCCCGGAGAATTGGAAGTTGGAGATCGAGTCCGTGCTCACCTTGTAGGCGAGGTAACGACCTGCGACCATCATGTCCAGCTTGTAGTCCGTTGCGGGACTGTACGTCTGTGTGGAACGGTAGTTCGCAGCCTCAGTCGGGAGATCCGAGGACCCAATTTCAAACTTGAAGACGCCCGTGGAATCCTCAAAGGAACACTGAGGAACCATGCTCTGGATCAGCTTGTAACCACGGAGACTCGTAGGCAAACCCGAGCCATCCAGGTCGACCCCTACGCGTTCCACATAGGAAGGCTTAAGGACCTCTGGGAGCGCCGGAAGATTAACCAACCCTGCGGTCGGTAGATCCACTGCGAACACTCGGCTATCCGTGATCCCTACGTTCTGATCGGCCACCGAGAGCATCAAAGGGATCCGAGGAGTCGTAGGCCCAATGAAGCTGGTGTAGGTCGTGTTGTAGAGGTGGTACCCTGCGGTCTCGTTGGGATAGGAGTTGGCGACCAGTACTGCATCAGCCTCTGAACCACCAATGACATTCGGGAGATCCATGAAGGACCAAGTGTCCGTCTTGTAGTTGTAGATTGCCGACTGGTTACAGAAGGCAGCTCCTACATACGCAGCAGAGTCCTGAAGGGTCGGGTAGCAGAAGTGGATCAGGTTAGCTACCGAGTCATGGACCACAAAGCACAAGGACGTTCTGGTACGGTCCAATGTGTTGTAGATCCTTCGGCGTACCCGGGAATCCGCGAGGGAGTTCTTGGACATACCATCATGGCGATAGATGTCATTCTCACCAAAGACGAAGTGTTGTCCCTCGACTTCGACCACGCAGTTCGTGTTGACGATCCCGCCATCAAAGGGAAGCCTACGGAACCCAAAGACCGCTGAGTCCCCTCGGTATTCCATGAGCCAGTTCTGAAGCTGTCCATAGATGATGAACGAGTTACCCAAGGTGAGGCCATCGCGGATCCCTGAGTGCATCTCAGAGAGGACGTTCTCACCCGCGATGAAGTTCGGGTTACCTGGGTCCCAAAGGACACCCGTGGAAGCCGTGCCGTACTGAAGCGGGTTGCACCACTTGACCATCTGCGGGTTGTAGTGACCAGGGCCTTTACGGATGTTCAGCATGATCGCGTAGTCAAGAAATGATCGGACCACACCTGCACAGTCCACCCCACCGGTAGTCCAGTCTCCCGCGAGGGGAACATAGGTGGTATCAGCGAGGATGTTACGGACGTACGGGACCGTATCTTGACGGACCAGGAACGAGAGTGCCCCTACCTGCGCATGGGACCACACAGCATCCGTGGTGAACACCGAGGACGAAGGCGTGAGGAACGTTAGGTTACCGTTGGGGTATGCGCGGACAGTACCATCACGATCACAGACAAACGGCACCCCTCCAAGGTCTACTTGGTAGTAGGAGCTAATGAAGCGAGATGTCGCGGAACTCCCACCATCTGCAGAATCATAGGGGTTCGTGTTGGAGTCGTAGGACCCAGGGGCTGCGTCATACGTAAGTGCAGAGCGAATAGGATTGAACAACTGCTTGAATACAGGTGCCCGAGTAATCCGGTCTTCATCGAAAATGACATTGTTGGCAGCAGAGAAAGCGTTAGGCGGGAGGTCGTACGGGTTGGCATCAGTGATGACCCCCACGCCCCCTAGCTTCCGAAGCGGGAGAGTCGGCATTGATTAAACCTTTAGAGTTTCATGATGTAGGCCAAGGCCACATACGGGGGCAACGAACTATGCTGGTGATCCCCCACGAGGTTCGCAGTGTGTGTATGGGACTGAGGGCTCACCGAGGTAACCACGGTCGTTCCTACACCACTCTGGACTGCCCCCGTGCCTACGGTGAGGGACTCAGTGGTCGCATTGATGGTATGGGTATGCGAACCCGCCATACCGGTACTTGCGGACCCACCCTGGGCATAAGGAGCGTAAGAACCCCCGGCTCCAATAATGAAGAGCCCTCGGAGATCTGGTGTCCCATTGGTGCCATCACACAGGGCGTAACCTGCGGGGATGGTTACGATAGGATCACGCCACATTAGGATCACGCCCCTAGGAACTGGGGAATTCAATTGAGCAGGGGTCGAGAGGACCGGGGCATCCAGGTTAGGGAAGGTGTTCTTCAGGGCTGTCTTGATGACCCGAAGGTGATCGTCAGCCTGGGAGACCGTGTCGGTACTGTTGGGGTTCGCGGGGTTAAGCTGGCTGATGTAGTTAGCTGATTCGAGAGGCACTGTGACCCTTCCTTAGTATTTCATGATGTAGTAAAGGGCGAAGTACGGATTCCGGATGTCTACAGCAGATCCACCCCCGGCATTCCCAATGGAAACGTTGTGGGTATGGTTGCCAGCACCTTGGGAAACGATGTCCACGTTATGGGTGTGTGCCCCTGCGTTCTGCGTGGGAGACTGGAAGCGTCCCGAGGAATACCCGGTACTTACGCTTACGTTGGCACCACCATTGTCTGAACCTGCCTGGACCGAGCCAAGGTTATTCAGTCCGTGGGTGTGGTCGCCATCTCCAGACGTGGGACCAAGTACGCGATGGAAGTGGTCCCCAGGGTTATCCGTGGATGCTGAATGGTTATGCACGGGCATCTGTGAGGCAGACAGGGTGACAAAGGCGTTACCACCTGCGGTACCTTGGGGATAAGAACCACCGGCAGCGACCACACATCTATCGAGTAAGTTAGGCGCTGTGATATTGCCAGCACCATCTGACCGAGCCACAGTCTGCCCATTACACAGGACCCACCCTGCAGGGGCCGTATTACCTGTCCACATAATGACCGACCCAATAGGAAGCATTGAGTTGATGTAATCCTGAGACAGATTTACAGGGCCAGTAATGTTCGGGAAGGTCGCCTTGAGGGTCGACTTAATGAGACGGATATGGTCATCTGCAAATGCAATGGCATCTGAGCCAAGGGGATTAGCAGGTACGAGACCATTAATATAAGTAGCGGATTCTAATGCCATGGGTATCTTTGGGTGACTGTGGATA